TTATTCATATCAAAGTTTTTTATTTTTTTTGTTTTCATAAGTAGACCTTATAACTTGCCCTTACAAAGGTAAAGAAATAATTCCCATAAAAACCCATAATGATCAGTGTTGCATCTTTACTACATAGTGTTGCATCTTTACTACATTCCGAAATTGCATACCTACATCTTGTGTCGATGCGACATCTTCGCTACTACATATAGTGGTGCGACAATTTGTCCCAGTTGCTCGTGAATCAAGGGCCCACCCACCCATAGGGGTCCCCGATCAATTGTCAATATGACATATTGACGCACCCCCCACACCCCTTTTTGGCTCGCGTATCGAGGGCCCACCCTAATACCAAGATTTAGACTTATACTTGCGCTAAATAGAAAATGGCAATAGAATAGAGGGGGTACCCCTAAAAAAACAAAAACTGGTACAAAACAGAAGTGAAAAAAATTCTGCAAAAATTTTTATGAAACAAGAAGTAATAGATAAACTACCACCTGACGCCAAAAAACAATTCCTTAAATACGCAATAAAACTTTCTGAAAAGAAAACTAAATCAAAAGTCCACGATGACTTCTTAACTTTTGTCAAACACGTGTGGCCTGAATTTATTGAAGGTAAGCATCACAAAAAAATTGCTGACAAATTTAATAAGCTTGCAAACGGTGAGATCAAAAGACTAATTATTAATATGCCACCAAGGCATACTAAATCAGAGTTCGCGTCCTATCTTCTACCCTCTTGGATGGTAGGACGTAGACCTAATCTAAAAATAATACAGACGACCCACACAACGGAACTCGCGATCCGCTTTGGTCGAAAAGCTAAAACCTTAATGGACTCCGAGGAATACAAACAAGTATTCCAGACAAGATTACGAGAGGACAGTCAAGCCGCGGGTAAATGGGAAACCGAACAGGGCGGTGAATATTATGCAGCCGGTGTTGGATCTGCGATCACGGGCCGTGGAGCGGACTTATTGATTATCGATGATCCTCACTCGGAACAAGATGCATTGAATATGTCTTCAATGGAAAGAGCTTATGAATGGTATACATCTGGTCCACGACAACGTTTACAGCCTGGTGGATCAATCGTTGTTGTAATGACAAGATGGAATATGAAAGATCTAACAGGAATGTTATTAAAATCTCAAAAAGAATTAAAATCAGATAAGTGGCACCTTATTGAATTTCCAGCAATACTACCATCAGGTAAACCTGTATGGCCAGAGTATTGGAAACTTCCTGAACTAGAATCTGTTAAAGCCAGTTTAAGTGTTGGTAAGTGGAACGCACAGTGGATGCAAAACCCAACATCTGAAGAAGGTAGTTTAATTAAACGAGAATGGTGGAAGGTTTGGGATAAACCTTACATCCCGCCGCTCGATCATATTATTCAAAGTTATGATACAGCCTTTCTTAAAAAAGAATCCGCCGATTATTCTGCTATTACCACCTGGGGAGTCTTTTATCCAAACGAAGATAGCCCTGCTAATCTAATATTACTCGATGCATTCAAAGAACGATTAGAATTTCCAGAGCTAAAAAAAGAAGCTTATGAGCAATATAAATACTGGAATCCAGAAACGGTGATCGTGGAGGCTAAAGCTTCAGGATTACCTCTCACTTATGAGTTGCGAAAAATGGGGATTCCTGTTATAAATTTCACTCCCTCAAAAGGTAATGATAAACACGCGAGGGTAAACGCTGTAGCTCCACTCTTTGAGAGTGGCCAAATTTGGGCGCCGGACGAAAAGTTCGCAGAAGAGGTTATAGAAGAATGTGCATCATTTCCTTATGGAGATCACGATGATTTGGTGGACAGTACGACACAAGCAATAATGCGTTTTAGACAAGGAGGGTTCGTGGCGCATCCAGAAGATTACAAAGAGGATTCATTACCTCAAGTTGAAAGAACGTATTATTAATTATGATTCAAGCAGCACCATTAGTTTTATCATTTGCAAGAGCAGTACCGATGCTAAACAGACTTGTTGGAGCTGTAGGAATAACTGAATTAGGTGATCGTGTAAATAATTATATTCAAGAAAATCCAGACGAGTCTGCGAAAATTGTATCAATGATTATGCCTACTCAAGGTATTGCAAATGCACTTAAAAATAAATCTAGTGAAGATGTAGAAGAAGTTGAAGAAACAGAAGAAGTTACTACAGGCAGTGGAGTAGAAGAAAGAATTAGAGAGATTTTAAGAGAAGCAGGCGTTGAAGATGCGGATAATCAAGACCTAACAGATTTACCAAAAGATTTAGAAGCTAAAGTTATGTCAGGTATTGCAAAGTCTTCTACTGATAGAAAAAAAGATATGATAGAAGCTTCTGCTATTATAGGTTTAAGTGGACCTGGTAGAGAAAGAAAAAAAATGATTGATGACGTATCTGGTAGATATGATGAAGGTGGTGTTGAAGAAGTAACCAGACCAAAATATGAAGGATATAAAAAATTTATAAGAAGACGAAGAGCGGACGGCGGTGCGATAGGCATTGAAGTTTTATTCGAAGAAAAGAAACCAAGACAAGGATTATTTATGGGCGGACCGGCGTTAGAAGGACCGGCGTTAGGTATTTACAATTCTATGAAAGCGTATCAGTCTTTCACAGATCAAGAGATAGCAGATGCTATCAAACAAGCAGGGTATGAATTACCAACTGCAGATTCAGGGACAACACCACCAGGTTCAACACCAGGTAATAATCTAGGTTATCAAAGTGGTAATGAAGGACAAGGAGGAATAATGAATCTTGATCCATATAGCAAAGGACCTGCTTCTCCTGGAAATCAATCTAATACTTCTTCAAAGTATAGTGTTGCTGAAATAGAAAAAGGTATAGATATTTATGGAAACCCAATAGATGAATCAATAACTAGTAAAGGTTTTATTGGAAGCGCTATGGATAAATTTTCTAGCCTCCCAGGAATTAAACAAGGAAAAAATTTAATTAATACTATAATGGATAATACTTTAGTTGGTAGAATAGCTGCAATGAGAAATCCGTTAAATCCTAATGCATCAAATTATAATCCGAGTCTTCAAGGTCAAATAGATATGCTTGGAGGTATGACAGGTACAAAAATTAGTGGAACATATATAGATCCATATAACAAACAATTAGGTTTTACTGATAACCTTACAGGTCAACCAATGACTGGTAGAGATCCTAATTCTGGTTTAGGAGTGTACGGACCCGGTTCAGTATTAGCTGGTCAAAATGTTGTATCAGGTTTTGGAACAAATGATTATGAGGATCAATTACAAGGTTACATTGATAAGATGTTGGATCGTAGAACCAAGGGAATATTAACAGAATTTCAAACTGCTAAATTAAAAGCAGCTGAAGCAGAATTAGAAAGAGCTAGAGAAAAAGCACAAGATAGAATTGATGAACTTAACAGACAAAAAATAGAAGCTAAAAAAGCAGGTGATGCTAAAAAAGCAAGAGACTTACAAATTGCAGCAGCAGCTAAAGCACAAGAGATATCAAACGCAGCAGCTACAGCACAACAAGAAGCTATCGAAAAAGATCAAGATAGAAGTAGAGATAGTGGACAAGCTGGTAGTGGCACAGGAGGTATAGGTGCAACATCGGGTTATGGATACAATCAAGGTAATGAATGTTTTGAACCAAATACTTTTATTCAAATGGCTAATGGTAGTGAGAAAAAAATTAAAGATATTCAATTGGGTGATGATACTAAAGGTGGAGAAGTTACAGGCGTGTTTAAATTTAAACCTTCTGGAGACGGTATTTACAGTTACAGAGATGTTACCGTTGCAGGTAGCCACTTTGTTAAAGAAGATGGTAAATTTATTATGGTTAAAGACAGCCCACTTGCAGTCAAGATTGATAAGATACCAGTTGTTTACTCACTAGATACAACTGGCCGAAGAATCTTTATTAACGATATTGAATTCGCTGATTACAACGGTGATGGTGTTGCTAAAAACTTCCTAACGAATGCTGGTGTAGATCTTACAGGTTTTGATACAGAGGTATTAAGACAAGTAGAAAATAGATTAATATAATGGAATTAAAATACAACGAAATAATTGGTGCAATTGTAAAACCAGATGATACACCTGCTACACAAGCAGAAATATTAGAATGGGCTGCAGCAAACCCAATGCCAATAGAAGAACCAAAACAACAGAACACAGCACTTCTAGAAGAAGTGATTGAAACATTTAACAAAAGAGGATAGATTAACAAAATGGCTGAAATAGACAAACCATTACCGAATACAAAAACAACCATTGAAGTTCCAGGTGAAGTAGAAATTCAAGAGGCAATCAAAGAAAACGTAGAAGAAGTTGAAACTAAAGGTGGACCTGTTGAAATAGAAATGACTGAAGAAGGTGGGGCAGAAGTTTCTTTTGACCCTAAAGCTGCAAGTCCTGAAGGCGGTGAAGACCATTTTGAAAACCTAGCAGAATTTTTAGGAGAAGAAATTTTAGATCCATTGGGTTCAAAACTATTTGACCAATACAACGAGTACAAAGAATCTCGTGGAGATTGGGAAGAAACTTATAGAAACGGTTTAGATCTTTTAGGATTTAAGTATGAAAGACGAACAGAACCTTTTAGAGGAGCTAGTGGTGTAAACCATCCTGTTCTTGCTGAAGCGGTTACACAATTTCAAGCACAAGCTTACAAAGAATTATTACCATCAGACGGCCCGGTTAGAACTCAAGTTATGGGTGATGCAAGTGTGGCTAAAGAAGAACAAGGTAAACGTGTTAAAGATTTTATGAATTATCAAATTATGGATCAGATGAAAGAATATGAACCAGAGTTTGACCAAATGTTATTTTATTTACCTCTATCCGGATCTACCTTTAAGAAAGTTTATTATGACGATCTTTTAGGTAGAGCGGTTTCTAAATTTGTACCTGCAGAAGATTTAATTGTACCTTATTCTGCAAACAGTTTAGATGATGCAGAGGCAGTAATTCACGTTATAAAAATGTCAGAGAATGAATTAAGAAAACAACAAGTCGCTGGATTTTATAGAGATATAGAATTAGGTTCTCCTCCTGTTACACAAAATCAACTACAAGATAAAAAATTAGAACTTGAGGGAATTCAAAAAGATGGTCAAGAAGATCAATACACACTTTATGAAATTCATACTAATTTAGATTTAGAAGGTTATGAAGATTTAGATGCCGGTGAAGAACCAACAGGAATTAAATTACCTTACGTTGTAACTTTATCTGAAGCAGGTCATAAAGTTTTATCTATTAGAAGAAACTATGCATCCGAAGATCCATTAAAGAAAAAAATAAATTACTTTGTACAATTTAAATTTTTACCAGGAACTGGTTTCTATGGTTTCGGTTTAATTCATATGATTGGTGGTTTAACTAGAACTGCAACAGCAGCTTTAAGACAATTACTAGATGCAGGAACTTTAGCAAACTTACCAGCAGGATTTAAATCTCGTGGTATTAGAGTTAGAGATGATGCACAACCATTACAACCTGGTGAGTTTAGAGACGTCGACGCTCCGGGAGGCAATATCAAAGATCAGTTTATGACTTTACCTTTTAAAGGACCCGACCAAACATTACTTTCATTAATGGGTGTTGTGGTGTCAGCAGGTCAACGATTCGCGAGCATCGCAGATTCACAAGTGGGTGATATGAACCAAGCCGCTGCAGTTGGTACAACTGTTGCATTATTGGAACGTGGATCGCGGGTAATGTCAGCGATACACAAAAGATTGTATGTTGGACTTAAACAAGAATTCAAATTATTAGCAGAAGTATTTAAAAGTTATTTACCACCTGTTTATCCTTATGATGTACCTGGTGCATCTAGAGAAATTAAGGTTCAAGACTTTGATGATAGAGTAGATATATTACCTGTAGCAGATCCAAACATCTTCTCACAGACGCAAAGAATATCGTTAGCTCAATCTCAATTACAACTGGCGCAATCGAATCCTCGAATACATAATCTGTATCAAGCATATAGATCTATGTATGACGCGCTGGGGGTAAAAAATGTTAATGCAATTCTACCACCACCTGCAGCACCAATGCCGATGGATCCTGCGTTAGAACATATTATGGCAATGAGTATGAAACCATATCAAGCGTTTCCTGGTCAAGACCACAAAGCTCACATCGATGCGCATTTAAACTTTATGAGATTAAATCAAACACAAAATAATCCTGGTGCAATGGCTGCTTTACAAAAAAATATACTAGAGCACATTAGTTTAATGGCACAAGAACAAGTTCAACTAGAATTTGTTGAAGAATTACAAGAAGTACAAATGATTCAACAACAAATGCAAGCAGCAGGTGCTGCAAATCCTGCAATGGCGCAAGGTATGATGCAAAATCCACAAGTAATGCAGGCACAACAACGTCTACAACAGATTACAAACCAAATTGAATCTAGAAAAGCGAAGTTAATTGCAGAAATGCAGGAAGATTTTGCTAAAGAAGAAGAAAAAATTATGGGTGAGTATGGTGGAGACCCATTACTACGACTAAAAGGTAGAGAAATGGATCTTCGAGCGCAAGATAATCAAAGAAAAGAAGAAGAAGGTGAAGAAAGATTAAATCTTGACAAGATGAAAGCTCTTATGAACCAAGAAAATCAAGAAGCGAAGCTTGAACAAGAAGCAGATCTTGCTGGATTGCGTGCAGGCGTGTCATTAGCTAAACAATCAATGGCAGACCAAAGCAAAATTCACGATTTTGGTAGAAACTTCGGAAAAAAATAGATATAAACCCAATTAAGGAGAAAACTATGGTTAAAAAAACAAACAAAGGTCGAGACAATGTAAAAATTGTTCCTGAACTTGGTGCAAACTCTAAAGGTGAGCAACAAGGTGGGATTCCTGTGGAAATGACTGACCCGTTTACATCACAAACGGTTGACGTTAGAGGCACAAAGAGAATGAGACCTGACAAAAAACCTGTAAAAGCAACTTGGTACTAGTATGTGGTTATCGGCAATTAAATTAGCCGTCTCTGCTGGTAGTAAAATTTATGCTAACAAGCAGAAGGCAAAAGTCGCGATGTCTGATGCTCAACTGTTGCACGCAGAACGACAGGCTCGAGGTGAGGAAGCTTACCAAGGCAAGTTGTTAGAGGCACGTCAAAATGATTACAAGGACGAGTTCGTTTTGTTAATTTTGTCGGCGCCAATAATTGTGCTCGCGTGGGGAGTCTTCTCGGAGGATCCTGGCGCTCTCGATAAAGTGAAAACTTTCTTCGAACATTTCGCGGCACTGCCGACTTGGTTCAGTACCCTTTGGATTTTAGTCGTCGGATCAATTTTTGGAATTAAGGGTACACAGATCTTTAAAAACGGAGGAAAAAAATAATGCCAAATAGAAGATTTAACACACAAGTCGCTAATCCAATGAAGGCTGGCGGCAGAGTAAAAAAAGCAATGGGCGGAATGTCTAACGCAAGAAAAGATATGATGTCTGGTTACTACAAAGACGATATGGGTATGCAAGGCGGTGCTATGTATAAAAAAGGTGGTTCTGTTAAAAAGAAAAAACAGGGTTACAAAGATAGAAAAGATGAATCTATCGCAATGAGAATAAAAAAGAAAAGAACTAAAAAACAATTAAAAGATTCAAGAGATGAGTCTTATGGTAAGTTTGGTTCTAAAGCTAAAAAGTCTGGCAAAATAAACAAGTAGTTTATGGCTCGACAAAAGTTCATACAGAAGGCAATTAAAAAGCCGGGAGCTTTACGTAAGTCTTTAGGAATAAAGAAAGGCGAAAAGATTCCAGCTTCTAAATTAAAAGCCGCTGCGAAGAAAAAAGGCAAACTAGGACAACGTGCTAGATTTGCTATGACTTTAAATAAATTAAGGAACAAAGCATAATGAAAAAAATAGATGCAAAGAAGCAACCTGGTCTTGCTAAATTAAAAAAGAAAGCACCTCAAGTAGTCGCTAAAATGGGCTATATGAAAAAAGGTGGTAGAGTTAAAAAAAGGAAGAAGTAATGGCTAAACTATGTCCTGCAGGTAAAGCTGCCGCGAAAAAAAAGTTTGATGTTTATCCTAGTGCGTACGCTAATATTTGGGCATCCAAATATTGCAAAGGCAAAGTAGGTAGAACTAAAAAAGCTGATGGCGGTTTTATTGCAAGAGGATGTGGTAAGGTTATGTCTAATAGACGTAAAAAAACAAAAATGGTTTAATGAGTGGATTAAAAAAATGGT